ATAAAGAAGGAGGTCTATGTAGAGACTTGGTTGGATATGCAAGAGATCATATGCATGCTGGTCCGATTGGCCAGAAACAAATAGCCAACAGGATGTTAAATAAACTACATGGGTAAATCAACAGAACTAACCTTGGTCAAGGCTCCTCATCAGCGCATTAACTACACCGACCAACAGCTACAAGAGTTCGCAGCATGCGCTGAACCAGTGTCAGGTCCCATGTACTTCATGGATAACTTTTTTTATATTCAGCACCCCACACGCGGACGCATGTTGTATCATCCGTTTGAGTATCAACGGCGACTAATAGACACATATCACCGGTATAGATACAGCATTTCAATGATGCCGCGACAAACAGGAAAAAGTACCAATGCTGCTGGGTACTTGTTATGGTATGCCATGTTTGTACCGGATTCGACTATTCTTGTAGCAGCACACAAGTACACTGGTAGTCAAGAAATCATGCAACGTGTTAGATATGCATACGAAAGTGTACCAGATCATATTCGTGCTGGCGTAACCAATTACAACAAAGGCAGTATAGAATTTGACAACGGTAGTCGTATTGTATCAGCTACCACAACTGAAAACACAGGTCGAGGCATGAGTATTTCATTGCTGTACGCAGATGAGTTTGCCTTTGTTCGACCCACTATTGCCACTGAGTTCTGGACTTCAATTAGTCCTACTTTGTCAACTGGTGGTAAGGCCATCCTCACATCAACTCCCAACAGCGACGAAGACCAATTTGCTCTGCTGTGGAAAGGTGCCAACAAGTGCGAAGACGAATACGGTAATCCCACAGAAGTGGGGCGTAATGGATTTCGTGCATTTCGATCATTCTGGCGCGAACACCCGGATCGCGATGATCAATGGGAACAAGAATCTCGTGCTGCATTGGGCAATGACCGATTTGAACGTGAGATGAATTGTGAATTCATCATTGCAGACGAAACATTGATTGCACCTTCCAAGCTGATTGATTTACAAGGACAGGAACCCCTGTTCAAGACCGGGCAAGTTCGATGGTTTAAAAAACCGCAGGCTGGAAAAATCTATGTGATAGGATTAGATCCCAGTCTGGGCACTGGTGGCGATCCAGCTGCTATCCAAGTGTTTGAAGCAAATTCAACTGAACAAATAGCTGAATGGCGTCATAATAAAACAGATATTCCTACACAGATACGTATTCTCCGAGATATTATCAAACACATCAATGAAGTAGTCAAGGATCCCACTAGTATTTACTTCACAGTGGAAAACAACACAATTGGTGAAGCAGCATTGATCAGCATTTCTGAATTCGGCGAAGAAAACATTGAAGGTTATTTCCTCTCAGACCCAAATGGGCCTGCAGGACGAAGGCACCGTAAAGGATTCAACACCACTAACAAATATAAATTAGCAGCATGTGCCAAGTTGAAACACTTGATTGAAACCAAACGGATGAAAATTAACAGTGCCAGCTTGATTTCAGAACTTAAAAACTTTGTAGCATCTGGATCTGGTTATGCTGCTAAACCAGGTGAAACAGATGACTTAATCATGGCTACTATATTGGTAGTACGCATGCTACAGCTATTGCAGACTTATCACATAGAGTTGGACGAGCAAATGCGAGACCATCAAGACTCGATCATTGAACCATTGCCGTTTGTTATGTTGACATAAATACACTAGTATGCAAAACTCACCTTCAACCGACTTATACAATCTGCTAGTTACAAGAGATTTTGAACCCGAAACTCTTGACGTGGCCGGGAAACCTGTCAGCGATCCTGATTCAGCCGACATGTTTAGTTTTGACTGGAAAACATCTGACAAAAACTACGGAACTGTTGTTGTGTTAATGGGTAGCGATCAAGACATGCAGGTCTACTACAGCGACAACATTGGCAAAGAAATGGACACAGGTGACAAGACAGATTGGTACAAGTTTCTCAAACAGTTGAAAAACTTTGCCACTCGTAACTTACTGACGTTTGATTTGAAAAATCTCAATAGATTAAAATACGCCATGCAGAGCATGAGTGCTGTTACAGAAAGTTATTACGGCAATAAACGAGTCAGCTACAGCGATCAACCCAAGAAAACACGCTTGGTAATCAAGCACAGTCGGCAACTAGGTGAGGATGATGCTAGATATCGTTACATCGAAAGCTTGTTTATAGAAACGGATGCAGGCGAGCGTTTTAAATTACCGTTCACCAAATTGGTTGGCGGCCGCGCCATGGCCCGCCACATCTCAGAAGGCGGTACTCCTTACGATGAGTTTGGTAAGCATATTGCGGAGATGGTTAACGAAATGTCTATCTTGAGCCGTTTCGTTCGATCAGTTAAAAACAAAGCATATTCCGGCGAGTCAGCTGAGATGGTTGAATCGGCAGTCAAACATTATGCAGCCCTCAAAGCCAAGGCCAAACGCATGATTAGCCAAAGAGGTTACACTGAAACTCGTGAAGGATTTGTACCAACTGACTCAAGTGGTGCCGAAAAACAGTTGGAAAACCTACGAAATATGTTTATTGAACAAAGTTTAGATGGGCGTATCGAAGAAGCATTGCCCATCATTGCTCGATTGACTCAAAAAAAGGAAAAACCCATGCGTGAAGTTGAAGAGTTTGAAACTTGGGCAAAGTCAATTGCCGAACAACAAGAGCCTGTTGACGAAATTGACATTGACAAAGTAAAAGAACTTATGGTAAACAAAATACCAGTTGGTGCAGATGCCACAAATGTATCAGAGCAACTGTACGGCTTGATTGATGACCAAGCATTGTTTGATGAGTTGCTAGAGTTATCCAACCAAGACCCAGATGCAGATGCTAGACCAGTTATTGTGGCATGGTTAAACTCTGTTGGTTACGATATTGACACACCCGAAGACAGTGAACCCACTAGTGAGGACCTTGATACTGACGGAGTCATGATGACCAGACCCTCCAACATGAGCAGTGAAAGCATTGAGCGTTTGAAATATCTATCACAAATCTAGTTTAACCTAATACCCAGCAGAAGGCAACATAATGTTGCCTTTTTGTTTGACACAGCTAAATAAAATCGCGTATACTATACATTAGTGTATGCACAGGCATAAACTAAAATTAAAACTAATCACTTAGTAAACTTCTTAAACAGGCAACTAAAAGGAAAACTATCATGGCATCATTAGCAGAAATCCGCGCAAGACTCGCAGCCGCAGAGTCTAACAAAGGCGGTCAATCAGCAGGCGGCGACAACGCAATTTACCCACACTGGAACATGGACGAAGGTAGTTCTGCTACTATTCGTTTTTTACCAGACGGCAATAACAAGAACATATACTTTTGGGCAGAACGAGCAATGATTCGTTTGCCGTTCAATGGTATCAAGGGCGACATGGACTCCAAGCAAGTTCAAGTTCAAGTACCTTGTGTGGAGATGTGGGGCGATGCATGCCCTGTATTAGCTGAGGCACGTACTTGGTTTAAAGATAAAAATCTTGAAGAAATGGGGCGTAAGTATTGGAAAAAGCGTAGCTACTTGTTTCAAGGCTTTGTTCGTGAAAACCCGCTCAGTGATGACAAGATTCCTGAAAATCCAATTCGTAGATTTATCATTGGTCCACAAATCTTTGCCACTATTAAATCAGCATTGATGGATCCTGAGTTGGAAGAATTGCCAACTGACATGCAACGCGGATTGGATTTTCGTGTCAGTAAAACTGCCAAAGGCGGCTATGCTGATTATTCAACTAGCAAGTGGGCACGCAAAGAATCTGCGTTAACTGAAGCAGAACAAGCAGCAGTTGATGCAAACGGGTTATTTGATTTATCAGAATTCTTGCCCAAGAAGCCAGGCGAAGTTGAGATGAAGATCATTAAAGAAATGTTTGAAGCCAGTGTAGATGGTCAACCGTACGATACTGAACGGTGGGGTTCTTATTTTCGCCCAGCAGGTGTTCAGGCGCCATCAGGCACAACTGCAACTAGTGCCCCTAGTGCTCCTAGTGCAACACCTGTGGCAAAAGTCGCTGTGACTCCAATCGTCGAATCATCGTTTGATGAGGATGAGCCTGCAGTTGCCTCTAACCCAGTGCAGACAAAACCAGCATCGAGTCAGAGTGCTCAAGAAATCTTGGCAATGATTCGTTCACGTCAACCGCAATCATAAAAAATAAAGGGCCTGAGGCCCTTTATTTTGATAAAATGGGAAAAATTGTTTTTGCTAATTCTGGTGACTATATTGAATTTAAAGTTGTCAACTCACATCTACTAGAGTATTATGTAGAGCAACTGAACGCTCGATCTGTCAACAAGTTCTTGTTAAATTTTAATAATCAACAACTCCGCATTAATATTCAAGGGCTAGTTCAAGCGTACC